AAATGGCACCAAGAAAAAAGAAAGACGCAAAACTAACAAGAGCAGGAGTAACAGCTTACAACAAACCTAAAAGAACTCCAAACCACCCTAAGAAGTCACACGTAGTTGTGGCAAAAGAAGGTGGAAAAACAAAACTTATTAGATTTGGTCAACAAGGAGTGAAAACAGCAGGTAAACCTAAAAAGGGTGAATCTGCAAGACAAAAAGCCCGAAGAAAGAGTTTTAAAGCTCGTCATGGTAAGAATATAAGAAAGGGAAAGATGTCTGCTGCTTACTGGGCTAATAAAGTTAAGTGGTAAGCTTTATATACTAGCACTGCTTATGTATTATGGTGGCTCTCTAGCAGACCACAGAACCACAGAAATTAACGCATAATGCGTCTTCTGAGGGCCACACAAAATAAAAGGAGAAAAGATTAATATGTGCTGTTGTGATAACTGCGATTGTAAGTGTGACTGTTCCGAGTAACGAAAGCTTTATATAGAGCTTTGCTCTTAATGTTTTAAAGGTGAATAACCTATGGCAAACGAAACAAATAACAACACAGCAGCCAATGAGACAGCAGATGAGGGAAACGTCACTGCTATTATTGACACTGTAACGGAATCAGGTCTATTAGATACTATCATGGACGAACCATTATTGATGGCTTTATGTGCTGTAGTATTAGGTATGGGCGGATACATCGCTTATACTGTACCAGCAGTCAAAGAGTTAGTCTTTAAATATATAAAGAATAACGAAGCAGAATTAATGGACTTACTTGATAAGAATATGACAAAAGCCCAACAAAAGGTTTTTGAAAAAATGGACGAAACTGCACAAAAGCATGTCAAAGACTCTTTAGTCAAAAATGTATTAATTACAGCTTGGGACGAAAAAGACGACGAGCTTGCAGCATTAGTCAAATCTAAAGTTAAGGCCGCTATCGACGAAGCCAAGTAATGGACGTCGAGGAATACGAAGCGCGTTTACGAAAGAGGGTCGGAGAAGCAGAATATGAACGTCATAAAGAGCTTGTCCGCCTTCTGGCGCGAAACCTTGCTCTTGAAGACGTGCTTTGGGAAGAAATTTTATTATCTATTCGGGATGTACACGCTCGAACAGAGTTATTGCGACAGAGAAACAGTATTGTACGGGATATTCACACTGAGTTCCGTGCTCTTAATATTGAAGTACCTACTGTAACAGAAACTAAATCGGAAGATTTTGCTTCACTTTTAGGAGAGTTAGCCAATGAAGGCGATAGTGAACGAGACGAAAAAGTTTAATGCCGCAATATCAGGTGCAGGAGCACACGATTCAAGAGCTTTAGAGAATATATTCGAAAAATGTAGACATGACAAGAAAAAAATGACGACATTAGTTCGTGCATTTTGTGAAGCTTATCTTGTAGATAATCAAAACAGACCTTTGAAGTTAAGACCTTTACAGGAAAGTATAGTTGTTACAGCGCTCACTCACCCCGCAAATGGAAAACAGCGCAAAATGGCTATCTTGGCTCCACGAGGCTCTGGTAAATCCTACGCCCTCTCTGTTGCTGCTACTGTTTATATGTTCTTTAAAAGATTTAGAGATTTAATATTTATCTTGGCTCCATCTGAGGACCAAGCTTCACTTATATTTAATTATGTATATAGGCACTTTGCTGACAATGCATTCTTATCAGGCTTAGTTAAGAATTATAGATTTCACAATAAGCCTAACATAACACTTAAAGGGGGCACAGTTTTGCGTAGAGCTCCGGTAGCTGCATCTAACCAAGGGCAAGCTATACGAGGCCAGCACCCTACCTTCTTAATTGTGGATGAGAGTCCACTAATCAATGATAAACTGTTCATTGACAATGTAGAGCCCTGTATTGTAGCGAACAAAGCACCCTTTATTAACTTGGGTACCCCGAAAAGTAAAGAAAATCACATGTGGCGCTATTTGTATGATGACGCATATGCAGATACATATACTAGATTAGTGTTTACATGGAGAGATGCGGTAAAGGCTGGTAGAGCCTATACGCCTCCATATACAGAATCAGAAATGCTTGACAAAATGATGGAATGGGGTGAAGATTCAATATATTGGAGAACAGAATATGAGTGCGAGTTCGTCGAGTCGGTCTCAAACATCTTCAATCCAGAAGCTATCAAAGCATGTAGACAAAGAGGAACCTCTTTCGCAGAGCGAGGAAAGGTTTATCCGAATTGTACTGTGGCCGTGGATATTGGTAAATCCGTTAATAGCACTGTTATTAGCGTTTGGGCCGTCGAGAAAGGAACAGATGGAAATATTGCACGTCTTATCTCTTTGGAAGAAATCAATCCTAGAAGCGGTGGACACGACATTCCATTCCAACGGCAACGTATCATTGATACTGCTACAGACTTTGGGGCTGAGCGTATTATTATTGACGCTACTGGTATTGGCGGTGCGATTGAGCAAGACATAAGGAAAGCCTGTTATGAAGATGGAAGACATTTTATACCTTTCGTTTTTACTGGAGGTCCAAAGGGTACTAAAACCCAAGCTTATAGAGATTATGTATCTTTTGTGCAACAAGGTATAGTAAAAATACCACATCCTGCGGATTTAGATAAAGATGACGCTAAATTAGTTAATAAATGGATAAGAGAGCACTGTGAATTAGAATATGTGATGGATGCAGCCCAAAAAACAGAGAGAATTGCTGCTCCAGATGGTAAACATGATGATTATTGTGATAGTTCGGTTATGGGTATACATGCGTGTTTGTCTATGTCACCAGCTAGTGCTACCTTTGCTAGTACTAACATAAGTAAAAATGTTAGAAGACCTAGTCAAAATTCAGACGTTCCTTCTATTTTTAGGACTGGAAAGAGGGAAAATACCTTAAATAAACGTATACCCGGAGGATTATGAGCGAAAGCTTTATATACTCTGTTTATATAATAGGAATTGATAGCTATGGCTCTACGTGATTATTTGCCTTGGAATAGGCGTAAATTTGCGTCGGTGGGGTCGAACCCGCCATTTGCCGCAAACGAACCTCGAGATTATGGTGCAGGTGTTATTAAACGCCTTCAGCTCCAAAATCAATCGAATATGTTCGGTGGGCAATACGAAAAGCAAATAGGAGATGCAAGAACGTACATGAATGTGTACCTAGCTGACCCTATTGTTAGAACGCTTATTGATTTACCGTGTTTATACGCGGCCAAGGACGGTTACGATATAGTAACAGATAATGACGAAGAACGCCAAGCTATCACTAAACTTTTTGATGAGATTAATATTGACCAATTATTATATGGTTGGTTAAGAAATGGTCGTATTTTTGGTACTTCATATCTAGAATACACAGGAGATAACCTAGTTTTAAGGTCTTCTCTCAACATGAAGGTACAGAGAACCCCTAATGGGCAAATACAATATTATTATCAAGATTTAGGAGACGACAAAACATCTGTGAGGTTTGAAGAGAATGAGATTATTGAATTTAAAAATAATACTTTTGATGATTTTGCTTACGGTCTTAGTGATATTCACCCAATCCTTTACTTGGTTGACCTCAAAGACTATGCTGAAAGAGATATTGGTGCTGCTCTTAATAAATACGCTAATAGTAGGTTTGATATTAGTTGTGGGCTTCCTGATATGCCTTACAACGCTGACAAAATTAACGAAGTTGTAGATGCATTTAATGGATTAGAACCCGGCGAAGATATTATACATGGTAATGATATAACAGTCAAAGAGTTACAAGGTACACAACGAGCGTTTGAGTATGGTAAGTACACAGACGATATATTAAAAAAGATACATATAGCTTTAAAGGTACCAATTACAATGTGGGAAAAGCCAGAACAGGCAAGACCTATATTTGAACCTTACGTTAAACATTTACAAGCAGCAGTAGAATCTGCTATTAATTCACAGTTAATGCCACAATTAGAAAGTGGTGAAGCTAGATTTAAGTTTAGGCAAATTAACGTTGATGACGCATTTGTCAAAGCAAAAACTGATATGGTATATCTTTCAGAGGGTGTTCTGTCACCCGGTGAAGTAAGAATGGAACGTGGTTTGAATCCAGACGGAGTAGCAGAGATGCAGGAAACAGCACCTAATGTTAATTTATCTGGAGGAAAAGACCAAGATAAAACAGAAGAGTCTGAAAGGACAGAAAACAGAGATGGCAATCAACCATCCGCAAACGTAACGGGGGATAGAGAGAATGAGTAAAGAATATGCGTATGAGCATTGCTTACTAGAAACAGCGCCACGATTAAAAAAGCGTGGCCACGAGAACTA